GTGACGACCGGGCTGACGGCAAGCGGCGGCACGGCGGAGAAGTATCCCCAGGTGGGCGATCTTCTGACCTGGTCGGGTGAGTTCGATGTGCCGGTGCGCTTCGATGTCGATGAGTTCCCCGTCGTGCTCGAGGATCGGGATGTATTCGGCCTCGAGACGCTTCCCATGATCGAGCTGCGGGTATGAAAAGCCTTTCGGTGAGGCTGGCAGCGCACATCGCGCAGGAGGTCACCACGCTGGCCACGTGCTGGCGCATCGAGCGCCGCGACGGCCAGGTTTTCGGCTTTACCGATCACCTCGAGGCCTTGGTTGTCGATGGGGTGACGTACCAGGCGGCCAGCGGCTACACCGCCAGCGCGATCAAAAGCACGGCGGGTATGAACGTCGACAACCTCGAGGTCAGCGGCGGCCTTGATGCCTCGGCGATCACTGAGGCCGATCTGCTCGCTGGCAAGTGGGACTTCGCAGAGGTGCGGATCTTCCAGGTGAACTACGAGGATCTCACGCAGGGCACCAACAAACTGCGGCGCGGATGGCTCGGCGAAGTGCGCACGGCGGATGGCGCCTTCACCGTCGAGCTCCGCGGCATGATGCAGCTGCTACAGCAGAACATTGGCAGGGTCGTCTCGCCAGCGTGCGACGCTGACCTTGGCGACACTCGATGCAAGGTCAATCTCGGATCGTTCAGCAATGGCACCGTCTCCGGCACGCTCACCAGCGTGACCAGCAATCGTGTGTTTGTGGACAGTTCCCTTGGGCAGGCGACCGGTTGGTTTACCGGGGGCGTGGTCACCTGGACAAGCGGACCGAATGAGGGCCTGCGCATGGAGGTGCGTGAGTTCCAGTCTGGCGGGCAGATCTCGCTTGTGCTGCCGATGCCCTACACCGTGAGCATCGGTGATGGCTACACCATGACGGCCGGCTGCGACAAGCGGCTCAGCACGTGCCGAGACAAATTCGCGAACGTCATCAACTTCCGTGGCTTTCCGCACGTCCCGGGGCTCAACCGCATGTCGAGCGGCACATGATCAGCCGAGCACGTATCGTCGAGGCGGCTCGCAGCTACTTGGGAACGCCGTTCGTGCATCAGGGGCGCGTGCGTGACGTCGGGATCGATTGCGCCGGCCTAGTGATCGAGGTGGCGCGCGAGCTCGAGATCCGCAGTGTAGAGATCACCGGCTACGGGCGTGAGCCAGACGAGGAGCAGTTTCGTCGGCTGTTGCGCCAGTACATGACGCCGATCGGCTGGGACCAGGTCGAGGTCGGGGATGTGCTCACGTTCGCCTTCATCCGTGAGCAGCACCTGGCGATCGTGTCAGAGCGCGAGCCGATGAGCATCGTGCACGCCTACGAAGCGGCCGGTCGCTGCGTCGAGCAGCCGCTCGATCGCACCTGGCTCAATCGCCTGCGCGGTTGTTACCGCTTCCCGGAGGTCTGATCCGTGGCTGTACTGCTTTTCTCCGCTGCGGGTGCTGCAATCGGGTCCACGGCCATCACCGGCACGATACTCGGCATGAGCGGTGCCGCGATCGGATGGACGCTAGGCGGCATCGTCGGCAATGCGCTGTTCCCGCAGAAGATGCCCGACCAGGTGCGGGAAGGCCCACGGATCCAGGATACGCGGATCACCTCGAGCGCTTACGGCCAGGTGGTGCCGATTATCTGGGGCACGTACCCGGTAGCCGGAAACATCATTTGGGCGCGGCCGGTGCGCGAGGTGGCGACGACCACGAGCCAGCGCGTCGGCGGCAAAGGTGGCGGGGGTAGCACGGCCACGCAGACCACGTACAGCTACTTCGCCGATTTCGCCGTTCTGCTGTGCGAAGGCGAGATCGCCGGCATCCGCAAGATCAAGATCAACGGCGAGATCAAGTACGACGTCAGTTCAGGGGCCAGTGCGGCGGCAATCGCTGCATCCGCATTGGCTGCCGCCTCGGTTCGGATCTACACGGGGAGCGAGACGCAGGAGATCGATCCATTGATCGCTGCGGTCGAGGGTGCCGATGCGCCAGCGTATCGCGGGTACGCGATCATGGTGATCGAGGGGATGGATGTGACGCCCTACGGCGGCCGTCCTCCGCAGCAAATCGAGACGGAAGTCGTCAAAGCAGGCGCGACCGCCGATCTGGCTGCGGCGACGGTGCATACGCTCGGTGCTGCCGACGGATCGACGGCTGTCGTGCTCGGACGCGGTGGGAACATATACGCGGGGGCCATGACCAGCGGTGGCGCGGCCAATCGCTGGGGATTCTACGCTGGGGCCAAGCTCGGCAGCTATGTCCCGCCTTCGTTTTCCTACCTGCCTGTCGGTGTAACGACCGCGGGCGAGGCCATCGCGACGGGCAGCTTTTCCGGCGTGCTCGCTGTGCTGCACGAGGATGGCTCGACGACTCGCTACACAGGCGGGTTCGGCAACATGGGCAGCGGGCTGCTCTCCACGTTCTACGCGCCCGGCATCGTCGCCGAGCGCTCCGACGTCTGGTGGTGCCGTGGGGATTCTGGCAGCAGCAGCTCATTCTTCCGGGCTGTGGTCGGCGCGAGCTCGTTGACGACCACGCAGCTGACGGCTGTTTTCTGCTTTGCGCTGGCACGGAATGCGTGCGGGATCGCTGGGCGCTGCTACATGCACGCGGCGACGAGCGGCGCGGGGCAGAAGCACCTGGCGTATGTGGCTACGGGATCGTCGTCGCTTGTGTTGCTGGTCGCGCAGAGCACGACGGGTGGGATTCTGGTCGCGACAGATGGCAGCGTGTGGATGGGGCCGGCCGACAGCGTGGCCGAGCGCAAGACGTTGCGCAAGTACAGCGCCGACGGTTCGCTGCTGATGACCGTGGATATCGACAACACCGAGGCGCTGACGACCGGCTGGTCGCCGTTTGAAGATCCAGGCGGGTTCGTGTGGGCGGTGGGCATCGTCTCTGGGAGCAACCGCCGCGCGTATCAGATCCATCCGACGACCGGGCAGGTCCTCGCTCGCAGCGAGACGTTCATCGGTTCGATGCTGGGCTTCACCGAGGATGGCCGCTCCGTCATCTGGGACAACGTCGGCGGGCAGTACACGCTTAAGGAGATCGAGCGCCTGCCCAGGGTAAGCGTCAGCTCGACCACGCTCGAGGAGGTCGTCGAGGAGATCTGTGATCGGGTCGGCTACGATCCAGCAGATCTGTCGCTGGGCGGTCTTACCGACACCGTGCGTGGCTATGCGATCGGCCGCCGCATGACGGGCCGCAGCGCGATCGATGCGTTGCAGCCGGCGTATCGATTCGACCTGGTCGAGAGCGACGATCTGATCAAGGCGGTCAAGCGCACCGGTACGGTCGTGGCGACGATCGAGGAAGACGATCTCGGTGCCTACATGCACGGGGATTCGCCTGCCGTGGCATTTTCATCGCGGCGCTTGCTCGAGACGGAGTTGCCGCTCGAGATCGTCGTGCAATATCCCGATCCGGACGCGGAGTACGAGCCTGGGGCGCAGTACGCGCGGCGGTTGTCGGGTGCGAGCCGCGATCCGACGACGATCTCGGTTCCGGTCGTGCTCTCGGCCAATGAGGCGCAGCAGCTGGCGGACGTGTTGCTCTATGAGCAGTGGACTCGGCGCATGTCGCACACGCTGAGCCTTCCGCCCAAGTATTCGCGCATCGAGCCGGCCGACGTGATCTCCGTCCCCGTCGATGGCACCACGTACACGCTGCTCGTCGTTGACAAGACCGAAGACGATGGATTGATCACGCTCGAGACGGTTGCGGAAGATGCTGCGGCATACACGGCGCCCGGCGTGGGTGCCTCGGTGCCTGCACCGCCCGCACTGTCTGGGCCGGCCGGGCCGACGGTGATGCATCTGCTGGACATTCCAATCCTTCAAGATGCAGACGACTCGCCCGGGTTCTACGCTGTCGCCGCGGGCTACTATGCCGGCTGGCGAGGTGCCGAGCTGTGGCGCAGCAGCGATGGTGGCACGACCTACGAGCGCACCGAGACATCCTTCCTGCTCGCCGCGCCGGTGGGCGCAGCGCTCACCGTGTTGCCGAATTTCTCCGGCGGTAACGTCATTGACGAGCACAGCACCGTCGAGGTCTATGTGTTCGGCGATGAGCTCAACAGCACGACGAATGACTTGCTGCTTGCTGGTGCGAATGCGGCCTACCTGGGTGGTGAGCTGATCCAGTTCCGGACCGCCACGCTGATCGCAGCGGGAAAGTATCGCTTGAGCGGGTTGCTGCGAGGGCGCAAGGGCACCGAGCAGTTCATGGGCACGCATGCCATCGGTGATCTGTTCGTCGTGCTCGGCGCGGATAGCGCTCGGCGGGTGGCTGTAACGTCTGCTTTGATCGGGGTGGCGCGGCTTTACAAGGGCGTGACGTTTGGGCAGACGCTCGCCGAAACGCCCGCGCAGGAGTTCAGCCTGGCCGGCGTTGGCCTCAAGCCCTTGTCTCCGGTGCGCTTCGGTGGCGGCCGTGATGCATCGGGCAACCTGACCATCACCTGGGTGAGGCGCTCCCGTGTCTCGGCAGAGTGGCGAGACTACGTCGACACGCCGCTGGGTGAGACGGCCGAGTCCTACGAGGTCGATATTTACGATGCCGCCTTTACGGAACCGCCCAAGCGCACGATCACCGGGTTGACGTCGCCGACGACGACCTACAGCGCTGCAAACCAAACCACCGACTTCGGCAGCCCGCAGGCGACCGTGTACGCGCGCATCTACCAGGTCAGCGCGGCGATCGGCCGAGGGTTCGCCTTGCAAGGGAGCATCTGATGGCCGACAGCACCACGAACCTGGATACGATCAGCTCGAGCCAGGCCAGCAAGGAAGTGACAGCGAACGCGATGTTCGACGCATTAAGCCCAGCCAGCTTGTTCGGGCGCAGGGCCTCGACGACCAGCGCGCTGACCTGGGGCTTCTACGGCGGGAAGCTCTCCGTCGATGGTGTCATCACGGCGATCGCCAATGGCACCGTCGCGCTGACCGGCTCGACGACGAACTACGTCGAGGCGACACGGGCTGGCGTCGTCAGCGCGAATACGACCGGATTCACCGCCGGCCGGATTCCGCTCTACACGGTCGTCACGGGAGCCTCGACAGTCACCAGCTACACGGATCAGCGCTTGCCCTGGTCGCCCGTGATGAGTGGCCGCCTGGTCAAGGCAATGTCCGACGCCAATCAAACGCTGACGGCCGCGGAGGCGCGTAACCAGATTCTCGAGTGCACAGGTGCGCTCACGGCGCTGCGAAACCTAGTCGTGCCGCTCGGTGCACAGCAGTGGACCGTGTTCGCCAATGTCACGGGCGGCTTCGGCGTCCAGGTTATCGGTGCGACCGGTACCGGAGTCACGATCGCCGACGGCAAGCGGGCGATCGTGTATGCCGACGGCACGAACGTGGTTCGTGTCACTGCAGACGTCTAAGAGGGGGGCGATGATCGAAGAGGCTAGGGCATCCATCACAGCCGCGATCGACCGGGCCCGTGACCCGACCAGCTATTCATGGTTGACGTACACCTGGGTGATCGTCTGGTCGGTGCTCGGCGGCATGGTGAGCTGGTACGGCAAGATCAAAGCAGGAGTATCGCGCCCGTTCAACTTGGCCGAGCTGTTCGGGGAGATCGCCACCTCGGCGTTCGCTGGCATCACGACGTTCTACATCTGCGAGTGGGGAAACATCGATCCGCTGCTCTCGGCGGTGTTCATTGGCATCGCTGGCCACATGGGAACGAGGTTCGTCTTCTTCATGGAAAAGATGCTCGAGCGGCACCTGGCCGCGAAGTTCGGCGTAAAGGATCCCGACCAATGATCACGCACCAGCAGCTGCGCACCATCATGCCGCACGCAAGGAACCTGGCCTACTTCGTCGACCCGCTCGACGAGACGATGCATCGGTTCGAGATCAACATGCCGGCGCGGATGGCGCCGTTCATCGCGAACCTGGCGCATGAGTCGGGCGAGTTTCGGTACATGGAGGAGCTCGCCGACGGCTCGGCCTACGATCACCGGGCAGATCTCGGCAACACGCATCCGGAGGCGATCCGCATCGCGCGGCTGCAGGGCACGACGCCAGGCCGGTTCTACAAAGGGCACGGGCCGATCCAGATCACCGGCTACTGGAATCACAAGGCGTGCGGCGAGTACCTCGGCATCGACCTGGTGCAATACCCGCAGCTTCTCTGCCAGCCGCACTATGGGTGTCTCTCGGCCGGGTGGTTCTGGCACGTGAACGGCATCAATGCGTTTGCCGATGCCGGTGACTTCGACGGCGTGTGCGACAAGATCAACCGCGGCCGCAAGACCGCGCGTATCGGCGACTCGAACGGCTGGGCGGATCGGGTCCGCTACCACGAGCGCGCCAAAGCGGTGTTCGCGTGCCTCGCCTGACCTACGCCGAGCGCCTGCGCCGTCTGCGCGCTTTGGTGTGCGCTGAAATCCTGACTGTGATCTACGCGCTGATCATCTTCGGCTGGTGCGTCTACATGCTGATCCAGGTCGCGAACGATCTGGTGATCGCCGCGTCGCTGCAGATCATTCGCTGGGGTCGGCCATGATCCTGCGTCCCTCTCTCGGGCAATGGCTGGCCATGGGCGCGTTCATCGTCATGGTGGTCAGCGGCGCGTACCTGCGAACTCAAGCGACCGCAGCACAAGCGGCACTCGAGCGATGCCAGGCATCCTACGCCGTGCTGCTGGCCGCGCACGATCGCCAGGCGGCAGCGGTTGCAGATCTCGAAGCCAAGGCGCAGGAAGCGGCCCGCCGTGGCGCTGTGGCGCGTCGCGAGGCGCAGGGCGCGGTCGACGTAGCCAAGCGGTCGGCGGAGGCGCTCTCGCGCGTGATGGCGGGCGCGAGGCCGGGCGGGGAGTGCCCGACCGCTGAGGCGGCGAGGGTGGTGCGCGAGGATTTGAGTTCAGCCGCGCCGTGACGGAATCACGGCAATCAGATGGAGCGCAAAGATGGAACCAAGCTTGAAGGGTGAACAGCTGGAAAAGGCAATCGAAGTCCTGCAGCACGACAAGGTGACAAAGGCGTCGATCGAGCAGCGCATCGCGAAGGTCGACTACGTGGTCGCGTGGGAGAAGGTGACGATCTGCAACATCACGCTGGTGAACGGGTTCAGTGTTCGCGGCGAGTCGGCCTGTGTGGACCCTCGGAACTTCAATTTTGAGATCGGCAAAAGCCTCGCGTACAAGCAGGCGTTCGACAATCTGTGGCTGCTGGAGGGCTACCTGCTCGCCGAGCGGCTGTATCAACGTTCTGTCGGCAAGATTGCGGCGTAACGTGAGCAATCGGGCCGGTCACGCATTCCGTTCAGTTTGCCAAACTGGCCTGATTGGCATGTTGGCGATCCTCGCCGGTTGCGCGTCCAGCCCGCAGATCCCGCGCGAGGTCCGGGTGCCGATCCCGGTCCCGTGCATCAGCCAGGCGCCCGTCCGGCCGGCGCTGCTCTCGGACCAGGACTTGCTGGCACTCGACGACTACGGCCTGGTGCTCGGCCTGGCGCGCGATCGGCGGCTCAGGCAGGCGTATGAGGCGCAGCTCGAAGCGGCAATCGCCGGATGCACTGGACTCTAGTCGCGCTGGCGTTCATGGTTGGGCTTTGCATCGGGGCTGTGATCGGCGCGTCGATGATGGCGGATCATGCGCTGCGGCTGGTGACGCGGTTGCTGTCAGGGCTTGACCGGCTCGACGTGATCGACCGGGAGATTACGAGGGCGTGGCGGGGTCGGTAAGCTGTGTGCCCAGATCCTGCCCAAACCAGATCGCTGCCGTAGGAGGTTGCATTGCGATAAGTAGCACTGAGCCTGCGCCACAAATCATGCTTAAGTTACTGAATTAATGAAAATGCTGCGGTGCTTCGAAAATACGACTCGAAATCGGATGGTCAGAGTAATCTGGCACGTGGGTTCGAATCCCACCCTCTCCGCCACCTGTTGATTCTGCTGCACTTTCTTGCTGTGCCTTGTCGGATGCGCCCACCAAGTCGGATGGTTGTGCCTTCCCAGAGCCCAAACCTCCGATGCGGTCGGCGTGTTCCGCCAGGTGCTCGGCCGCTAGGTGAGCATACTTCCTCACCATCTCGACCGTCTTCCAGCCTCCCATTTCCTGCAACGCGTACAGCGGCGTACCGGCTTGGACGTGCCAGCTTGCCCACGTGTGCCGGCAGTCGTGGATCCGGAAGTCAACCAGCCCAGCGCGCTCGAGCGCCTTCTTCCATACCGCATGCGTGGGCCTGGCCTGGTTGAACACCGACACCCTGTGCCGCCCCTTGGCCTCGAGCAGCGCTTGTACCGCGTCTTCGTTCAGCGGGACGGCGATCGCCTTCCGGTTCTTCGATTGATCCGGGTGGATCCAGGCGACCCGTCGAGCCAGGTCGACCTGCGGCCAGGTGAGCGCCAGGGCAGAGCCCAAACGCAGCCCGGTGGCGAACAAAAGCTTCACCAGCGGTCGATGCCGAACTGCGATCGCGCCGATCAGCGTCTGCGCTTCCTGGCGAGTCAGGAAGCGTATGCGCCGATCTGCTTCTTCACGCATCCGGAAGGTCGGGGCCTTGTCGATCATGCTCCACTCTCCAGCAGCTCGGTTCATGATCGTTCGCAGGGTGGCCATGTAGCGGTTTGCGTTGCTGTCGCCTAGGTGCGCAACAGCCAGATCCGCCTTCTCGCGTGTGACGTCATCGAGGTAAGCGAAATGCTGTCGCCAAAATGCGATGTGCAGGGCGTCGTTTCTCAGGCTGGCTTTCTGCGTCGCCTCGCGCAGCCATCGTGCGGCAGCGGCAGCGAATGGAACGCGCGGCTTGTGGCCTAGTCGTTCCGCCTTCCAATATTCGGCTTTGAGTTTGTCGTGGTACTCCTGGGCCTCACGCCGATCGTGTGTTGCAACAACTTCTCTAATTCGACGTCCGCTTGGCGTATAGAAATCAACGTACAAGCGGCCATTTCTTCTGCGGATTGACATCTTTGATCCTCCTGATCCGCAGCGCAGGCTCCCGCGGATAATACATCGGGGTGAAAACGGTAGTCGCGGCCGTGTCTAACGTAGGCAACCTTCCCTTCTCGGCACCAGCGGCGAATCGTTTCCGGGTGAACGCTCGCCGCTTCGGCGAACTCGGCGACGGTGATCAGCTTGGCGGTCACGCGATCGCTCATGTCGTTCTCTGCTCTTCGGTCGCCACGCGTACCCCACGCCACCCGTCCAGGCTCCGTCCCTTTGCTCTGTGCCGCCGCTGGATCTCGGCTCGCGTCATGGGCTTGGGCTTGGCCGCATCGTCTCCGCTGCCCCATTGGTACACCCTGGCGCCGATCCGATAGTTGAGCGTGCGAAGATACTCAGCGATATGCACGTTGCCTGCTGCGTAGTTCGCGTGTGTCCATCGGGTCGCGCTGTTCCGCGACACGCCGGCGTATTTCGCCAAAGCGGATATTGTGAACTTGCCGACCTGCATACGGTGGATCATGCGCGCCAAAACCTTGTACGAGTAGCGCTGCTTCGCTGCCTGGCGTCCCTTCAGCAGGATCGCTTGCGAGTTTGGATTCTTGCCGCGTGCGAACGTCATGACTCGCCTCCTAGCTTGTGCTGATGCTCTTTCAGCGCGGCCAATTCGTCCGGGGTAAGCAAGTGAAATTGCAGGGAGTCAACGTCGCTCGTCACAAGCATCGTCCAGCGGGCCGCCGCGAACTGCTCGACGTCTGGCTTGCGGATGGTGAGCGGTCGCCGGCCGCGCGTGGATCTCCATAGAAGCAGGGCAGCGACCTTCTCCCAATCGGTGGTCGCGAACGGCAAGCTCATTTCGCTTTCGCCTTCTTCGCCGGGGCCTTCGTCGCTGCGGCTTTGGGCTTGGTTTTCGCTCTCGTACCATTTTTCGCCGGCGTCGGCTTTTGCTCCTCGATGTCGCCCTTGCGGATCGCGTCGACGTCGATCTTGTAGCGCTTGGCCAGCGCGAGCAGGACTTCGGGATTGCCGTACGAACTGTCGGCTTCCTCGGCCACGTAGCTCAAACGCAGCAGCCGGCCAAGCTCGTCGGGCGCCCACCGTTTGATAGCGTGGTACTTAGCGCCGTAGAGCGGTTCCAGCACCGCTCTGACCTGCCACTCTTCGGCGCGCTCGATGGCGATTGCTGTCACCTCCTCCGGCGTAATCTTCCCGAGTGCCTTCGGAAAAATCGCCTTCAGCAACTGCTTGCGAAACGCGATCTCCTGCCCAGCTTTGGCAATATGTTCTCGGTGTTGCGCTTCACGTTCCTGCGGCGACACGGGCTGCGGCGGTGCCTTAATGACTACCGCGTAGTCCGGCAGGCTAATGCCGATCGCCTTCAGGGCGTCGCGTGCGTTTTCGATCGACATCAGCTCGCGAATCAGCTTGGTCTTCGGGTCTTCGAGCAGGATAGTCGGTAGGCGGGCGGAGCCGATTAGCTCGCGGTAGGTGCGAGGCTTCCACGCGTCGGCCTTCGTTTGCCATGCTGCCAGCTCGATTTTGTAAGCCTCAGTGTCGGCGTACGGCGGCTCGTCGTCGGGGAACTCGTCCATCGGGCAGGGCGTGTCGATGTCGATGTAGCCAACGATCACGCCCTTCTGCGGCACGATCTTCTTCGCTTCCTCGCCCTTCACGATCTCGATGCCCTGGTCCTCGGCTTCCTGCGTCCGGCGTTTCGTGTAGGCCTTGAGCTTGTTCCGATAGCACAGCGGCTGCGTGCACACGTCTGCACTGTCCGACGGGATGTCGGTCATCGCGTTGGCCGTCAGGTGCGGGCACTCCATGCAGGCCGGCGCAGTGCCGTGCAGAAGCGTCGGGTCGGTGAGCTTAAAAGGCGCGCCGGCGAGCGACACGGTCGCGCCCTTCTTGCCGATCTCGGCCAGCAGGTCGCGGTACGAGTACTGCGGGTTGCCGCGCCAGTCCCGCTCGAGGGCCAGCTTGAGCGCGATCGCCTGGTGCTTCTCGTCTGGTATGCGCGCTACCAACAGCGCGCGGGAGGCGTCGAGCTGGCCGTTTTCCACGGCTTCACGACCGGCTGGCCCCAGCTGTAGCAGCTTGAGCCTGGCAAATATCGCGCTGCGTGACTTGCCCACGAGCTCGGCCAGTTCGTCCGCAGTGATTTTCTTGAGCGTCATCAGCTCCCGGTAGCCAGCGGCCTCGGACAGCGGATCGAGATCTTCGCGCTGGATGTTCTCGACCAGTTGCGCCTCGAGGACCTCGGCGTCGCTCAGTTCGCGCACGATCGCGGGGATCTGCGGGAGGCCTGCGAGGCGGCTAGCCACGAAACGACGTTCGCCAGCGACGATCTCGTAGCCGGGGCTCGTTCCCTTCGCCGTGTTGACAATGTTCGCCTCGTGGAACGGCCGAACAAGGATCGGCTGTAGGACGCCGGACTGCTTGATCGAGGCGGCCAGTTCATCAAGGGCCTGCTGGTTAAATCGGCGCCGGCGAGCGGCCTGGACCTGCGTGCTCGACGGGATCAGTTCGTCGGTAGGAATGAGAAAGAAACGGGGGACGATGTCGGTTGGTGCGTTCATGGGTTCCTCAGCGCGCAGCGCGGTAAGTGTCATCGGCCAGCTGCAGCGCGCCGGCATGCGCATCGAGCAAGGCGGTAAGCAGCGAACTTGCTTCCACCGACTCGGCCAAGTACTCGCGCAGTGCCTTGAACGTGGCGTGCGAGTTGGCGACGATGCCGTCGCCGACCTTGTGCACGGCGTCGGCGCGAGAAGTCGGAGCAGGTGATGGCATGTGGATAGCGACAGCCGTCGAAGTGGCTTTGGTCGCCGGCCGGCCTCGGGGCTTCTTCTCCGCTTGCTTGGGGGGGGGCGATACCTGGGCCTGAACTTCGCTATCGGGGATCAGCGTCGCCAGATGCGCGCGGCCTTCATCGGTAAGCTGGTTCTCCGGCGTGAGCAGGCCTTTCTGGCGCAGCGTCCAGAAGCTGATATTGATCGCGCCCGTCGATTTGCCAAGCTTTTCGGCCATGGCAGTTTGCGACAGCGGTTCGCCGGCGACGTGCTTCGCGTTAATCAGCACAAGCACGTGATCGAGCAATGAAAGCGGTTGAGGGTTTGCGGAAGTCATGGCGATTACATCCTTGTGCGAGGTTGGGCGCGTGCGTAGTTGGGTTGCGCGTCGATGGGCCTGGCGACGACATGGCACTCGCGGTAGAACAGCTCGCCGCGGTGGCTCCAGCTGTGCTCGATAATGTCTTGACCGGCATCGCTCTCCGGGCAAGGCTGGATCGTCGAGAGTGTCGGTGCGCCACTGATTGCGGCGGCCTGGTCGGTGCGATGCTCTGAGGCCAGTTCATAGCCTGCCCAGAACGAAAGTACGCACACGGCCAACAGAAGTGCGAGCAGATCCGCTGCTTCGGAACGCTTGTCGTGCTCGGCCCTCGCCAGTTCGAGGGGGTAGGGTCGTGCGTGTTTCCAGTCAGTCATGGCATGAGCTCCAGAGGAGGGCGGGGGCGATCGAAGACGACGTGCCGTGCATACCGGGGCCAGCGATCGACCTGGCGCTGGGTGTTGACAGGCAGCCGATGGCGATCGCGCTTGGCCGCGCTGAACACGCCGCGCATGTAGGCAAGTTCAGCCGCGATCTGCCGGCGCTGCGTTAGGCTGTGCTCGAGCATGTCGATCAGCTGCTCGGCCTCGATGGCTTCGTCAGGAGTAAGGATGAGGCAGGGGGTGTCTCTCATGACGGTTCGCCCACCAACGCGCTTGCGTCGTAGTTCTTATGGACGATGCCCGCACTGGGACTATTGCGCCCAACCATGTGCGGCTGCACCCACCACCACTTGTCTGATCCTTGTCGTCGTTTTATGTGGCCGCGGCGCAAGTGAACTCTGGGAGCTGCATGAGTGCCCCCCATCGAATAAGCATTGGTGCCGTCGGCCGGCGCCAAATCGAGGGTCCAAAAAGAGAATAGCGGCTGCTTTCCCTTTTTCGCGCGAGCTTGGTTTACTTTGGGTGGTGGTGAGTGCTCAACTCGGGTGACGTTGCAGCAGTTCAGCGCTGTAAGGAAGCGCGTGATCCATCGCACGCCTTCTCTCAACGTGTCGGCAGCACTTGGCGGAAATATTTCCTGGCGTAGTCGCGTAGAGCCACCATCTTCCATGCTCCAAGTCACGAGCCCGTGAAGAACGATAGGCCGGTGGTCATTCCAGCTAAATATGAGCGACGCAACCTTGCCGTCCATCTGCTGAAGCATGGCGCCCATGTGCCCCATACGGCTAATCTTCTCGTTGTAGATCGAGCCTTCGATCCAGCAAGTGGGGTAGGGCAGGCGAAGAAGTTCGCCGATGGGGCGCAAGTCCTTTATGTCGTTGATGTCGCCGGCGTGAAAGCAAATGGCATGTTCAGATGCCCGCAAAAACAAACCGACCAGTAAGCGTTCCTCGTGGTCGTTGATCTCCTTTTCGATCATCGACGTTTTCGCGCGGACACCAGCGATCACTTCGTCAAGATGAACTTTCATGACGCCTGCCTTTCCTCGAGCGCGCCCTCCCATGCCGTGCCGGTGACCATGGGCTCGGGTGATTGGCGAGCCGCGTAGGCCCGCTCGATATCGGCTAGTTTGGTGTAAGAGCCGAGGATGTCGCGCAGGCCGAGGTTCGTCGCCATGCAGGCGATCTCGTGCTCGGTCATCGGTTTAAGGCCGGCGGCCTGCATGGCCTGGCGGATCTGGTCGATGGTATCGCCGTGGACCGCGATGGTGATCGAGCGCTTCATGCGTCGAACCTCACGATCTCGCACAGAGACGGGCCAAGACTGGCATAGGCGAGCTCGGCCTCGGCGCGAGTGGGGAAGTGCGTCGCCAGGCCGGGCAGCGTCAGTGTGGTGTCAGGGCGGGCGCTACCGTCATCGGGCGGTGCGGACAGCTGCAGGCAAAAACCAGTGCTGCAGTGCTGAATTGCGTATACAGACTGTTTGAAGCGGGCTCGTAACATGGGGCCTCCGTCGGGGGTGACGAAGGCTAGAATACTCCGAAAGGAGTTATTGTCAACTCCGAAAGGAGTATACGGGGCACGCTCATATCGCGGCGCGCCTAGAAATGACGGCCGCTATTGGCTAGATCGTAGCCTTATTGCAATTGCAGTCCCGCTGCGCGTGTAGCTCTTGGCCCAAGTGAATCGTGGATCTGGCTGATCAACGATCACTAAGGCATTCGCGCCGTGTCTTCGTGCCTCATCAATCGCGGACTGCATTACTGTCTGTTCGGTGGTAAACCCGCCTCCTTCTATGCGAATGGTGCCGCACCGCGTGAAGGTTCCTTCGGGTGGGAGTGAGCGCAATACGCGAACCTCGGCTACGGGTCCGGTGCACACGGAGATAGGCGCGTACGTGGAAGTCGCGCAGGAGGACAACGTCGCAGCGCACAGCAAAACGGCTATGCGTGGTAGACGACCGCTGGTGGTGAGTTTCACTTCCTATCCTGTCGGTCGCGAAGGGTGCTGGCTGCCGTAATCATAGCGATGGCGATCAGGAGGCCGATGGCGATGGCAGTGTCGACGCTCATTTCACCCGCCGAAGGAGCTTTCGCTCCAAGTCTGAGCGTGCGTCGAGGGAGTCAACCTGGTCGTTGGCTGCGTTGGTGAGTCGACTGACGTCCGGTCGCGGCAGATCGGCCATGTTCTGAAAGACGATCATGGAGTTAAAGTCGCGCCCGGCGGCAATGAGGTGCAGAAGTATGATCGTCGCCAGTCGCGCCTTATCCCGGTTCGGGACCCCAAAAAGATAGACGGGGCTCGTCCGTCCCTCGATGAAGTAATCCACCGGATACTCAGATGCCTTCGGTACTCCAGGCACCACATAGTTCTCGTGGATGCGTTCTGGGCCAATAATGTCGCGCAGGGTTTCCCGGAGGTCCTCGTAAAACGTACTTTCCACGCGAAGCCGGTTCAGGAACGTAAGATCGTGCACGCGGGTCATCGCCTGGCCGAACTCGAACAGAGCGCGCCCGATGCCGTCTACCGATGTGTCGACAAAGAACTCGCCGTCGTCTTCTCGCACGTCGGAGTCGGCGATCACCTGGTGAAGGAGGCGCCCGCGGGAGCCTTCGCGCAGCTTGTCGATATCGTTTTCGTAGCTCAGGTGCATCAGCGTCGAGCCGGCATCTGTGATGCGAAACCCGCCCGCCGGGAGAGGGCGGAGATAGACGGTGTAGGCGTCGCCGTCGGGGAAGCGGAACGGCGTTCGCACTTGCCATAGATCCGGCTGCACCTCACTGAGCGACGCTTCGCCGCACAGTGCTCGGCAGACGAGCTGCTTAATTTCTTCTGCCTGCATCACGCACTTTCCCAAAGATCCCGCTGGTCTGGTTCGCTCTCGAGTCCGCTGATATTGGCCAGCTTCATCACGTGATGCAAGGCCCCGCTCAGGGTGCGGTACTCGCTGGACGGCTCGGCAAACGTCTCGACCTTCTTACCCGCCGAAATGTAGCGCTCCGTGGCTTGGTGCACATGCGGCGTGCCCGCGAACCGGTGCTTTTCTAGGGGATTGGCGTGCTCATGGTCGTTACCGTTGCACCGGAGAAGAATGACATCCTCTCCCGAGCGAGATTTCCAGCGCAGGCCGGCGGTATAGCTGCCGGGGATGATCGTGCTTTGGCGAGTAAATAGCACAAACTCATGCCGACCGTCGTCGCTCAAAACCTGGTAATCACGCCGGACGTGCTTCCCCTCGGTTTTTTCCCGCGCGGATGGGTTCTTCACCCGCTTCGTGCAGGCGATCAACTCGATAATTTTTTCGTCGGTCAGACCTTCCAGCGACACGTCGATCTCCCCCAGCAATGGGTACGCTAGTTGTCGCGGTAGTAGCGACTCGCTTTGACGATCCCGGCGACGTAGTGCATGGCTCGAACCTGGCTTTCGTCAATGGTGATCGGACGGTGATCCTCGTTGATGCTCTGTAGTTCGATCATGCCGTCTCGGCGCGGCCCGAGGATCTTCACCATCGAGCGTCCGTCGACCGTTGTCACGATAACTTCCTCGCCAGGGATTACGGCCGAATTCGGCTCTACGAGCAGGAACTCGCCCGGCTTGATTCGGGGGCGCATGGAATCACCCTTTACGCGTAGGGCGTAGGCGTTCGGGTCGCGGCTTGGGTAGCGAATAAATCCGTCCCCGTGTCCAGTGGGGTACTGCAATTCCTCCCAGTATCCTTCGTCGCCCGCCTGCACTGTTCCAACTACGGGTACTTGCCCGATATCGTACGGAAGGCGGTCTTCCGCTACCGTTGGTGCGGGTGAGTCCCTGCCTTCGGTCAGCCAAAGCGCTGTCACCCCAACGGCGCGGGCCAGTTGGGCTACGGACGTCGAGGCGGCTTGGTCTCCGCGTTCGATTTTAGAAATGGTCTTCTGAGACATGCCGGCTGCGCCCGCTAGTTGAGCCTGGGTCAGCCCTTTTCTTTTTCGAGCCTCGCGCAGCCGATCGCCAAAAGTTTTCATACTCCTATCGTAGTTGACTTGGAAACTACTTCGGCGGTACGATGAAATACTACTAAAGGAGTTTTCTGTGAGCATGAAGGAAGCCCTCGAGACGGCGGTGAGTGAGGCGACGAGCCAGTCGGAACTCGCTCGCAGGATTGCGCAGCTCACGAGTCGGCCTATCCGACAGGGCCACGTATGGAAGTGGATCCGCGCAGGTCGTGTGCCACCAGATATGGCGATACCTGTCGAGCGTGCCACCGGCGGCCGGGTGACACGCCATGAGTTACGCCCGGACCTGTACCCGCTTGAACCCACCGCCTCTGTAGGCGGAATGCCGGAAGCCGAGGCGGCTCAAGCGACGGGATGTTCACCGCGGCTGCAGCCGCTGCCGGAACCTGAGGCGACTGGACAGGGGGCTGCGTGATGGCCTGGATTGACGAGGCGAAGGAACTTGCCGCGCACCAGGAAAGCATCAAGCGCGGGCTTGTTAGGTGTTGTCCGTCACCTGCCGCACCCAGGTCTCCATATCGTCGATGGCCTGTATTCGGTCGTCTGCGGCGGTCGTGGCGAGTAGAGCAGTGCGTGCCATCTCGAGGCGTTGCAGCGACATATCGCGAAAGTCTTCGCGAGAGATTGATTGCGCGAGGCCGAGGATGAGTGCTCTGAGCGCGTCGATCTGGCCCTGCACGTACTCCGCGCTCGGCGGTAAGAGCTTTTCCATGGAGGCTCCCTTCGTGTTGGTTCGTTGCTGGGGAGTAACAAATTAGCATGATCGCGAGCCTCCACCCATTCACCTCCACCCGGCTGACCTCCTCCCAGTCGGGACTTCGGCCGCCATGCGCTTCGGTGCATGGTGGCCATTCTCTTTTTTTTGCCCCGGGTAGGTCTTTACCTACCCTTACCTACTTTAGGTAACGCTATGGAATCCCGCCAAGATTCGCTGTTCTACGAACGTATCGAGGATGCGATCGACGAAGTGATCCGCGCATGCGGGGATCGCAAGCGCCTGGCCGTCGAGCTGTGGCCAGCCAAACCGGCGCGAGATGCACATAACCGGCTTGACGCATGCCTCAATCACGAGCGCCCGGAAAAGTTGGCGCCATCCGAATTGATGTTTATTGCTCGCAAGGGGCGTGAGGCGGGATGTCATGCCCTGATTCACTACCTGGCCGACGAGTGCGGTTACGACCGACCGAGGCCGCGAAATCGTGTGCAGGAGAAAGCCTCGCTACAGGAGGAGTTCATCAAGCACGTGCGCGTGATGGAGCGCATTAGCAAGCGGATCGAGTCCTTGGAGCTTGGCGAATGAGCGCTGAATCTCTCCCGGCGTTCCCGCCGCTCGATCCGAATGTTGTCAACGACGTTGATGCCAATCGCGACCGGCAGATCGCGTTTCTGCGAAAGGCATTGGCCGAAGCAAGTCGGCCGTCACGCGCGGCGCTGCTGCGTTACGAGCTAAACCAAGTCGAGGGGCGAATCCAGCTTGAGCGCGAATAGCAGCACATCGCCGCCGGGCGGAACCTTTGGGGTTACGCTCCGTAAGAACGGACAGGTCATCGGGCTCGAGTGCGATGCATCGAGCCTCGACGAGATCTGGCGCCGGGTCGAGGACCAGTTTTGCGCTCGGCTCACGCCTGACGATCATGCGCGCTGGGCAAAGCACGTGAAGCAGCATCCGCCGCCGGAGTCTCGCGCGTAATGGCGACCCTCGACGACGTCATCAACCAGATGCTGGCGGCCGGCATGCCGCCGCTGCCGCCAGACTTCCCGCGGCTGGGCAAGTTCATTCGCTTCGGCCCGAAGAAGCAGGCTTGGTACAAGCTGAGAGAGTACTCGACGAAGACCGGCGTCCGTCTCTACGCTGGTAGCTTCGGAGAGTGGCGCGGCAACGACCAGGGCACAATTAAGATCGAGTTCAACCGAGACGACATCGACCACGGCGAGCTCGAGGCGATTCGAAAGCGGCATGCCGAAGCGGAAGCGCAGGAGGAGGCGCGCAGGATCGAGCGCGCGGGATTCGCTGCGAACCGGGCGATGATGCAGTGGAAGGCTGGTCGAGCCGTTGGCGAATCGCCTTACCTGACTCGAAAAGGCGTCCAGGCCGAGAAGGGTTTGAGGTTCACGTCCGAGGGTGTGCTGCTCGTTCCGATGATCCGCTACGACGCGCCGGAGCAACCGGAGTCGACTGATCCGGGGGCGATGCAGCGCCGTCTCGTCGGCCTGCAGAAGATCCAGCCCGACGGTTCAAAGCTCTTCAACAAGGGCATGGAGAAGCTCGGCGCGGCGTGCCGCCTGGGCAAGGCGCCGAAAGATGGCCAGCCGATCCTGCTGACCGAGGGTGTTGCGACGGCGCTGTCGATCCGAATGGCTACCGGCAAGTCGCATACTGTGTTCGTCGCATTCGATGCCGGCAACTTGCTGCCCGTGGCCAAGATCTTGCGGGCGCTGTATCCGAAGTCACCGATCGTGTTTTGCGCAGACGACGATGCCTACGTCGAGGCGCAGATGAACAAGATGCTGCGCAAGCAGTTTGACGTCGAGCAGCTCGTCGCGGTACCGGCCGGCGATCTGGAGCTCGATACGAAGCGAGGCAAGGTCGTGCTTCGCGCGCAGTTCGAGTTCGATGCCGATGCGATTCAGCTGATCACCGGAGCGGTCACCAGCGGCGATCGCCTGATTCCCTTTGCCATGCTCAACGCTGGGCGAACCAAGGCGTGTGCGGCAGCGCGCGAGGTAGGCAATGCGCGCGTGTGCTGGCCGATCTTCAAGGATCGCGAGTTGCATTGCGATCCGGAAGGATCGAAGTTCACCGACTTCAACGATCTGCACGCGATCGAGGGGCTCGACGCCGTCGAGCGGCAGATCACCGGCTGGCTAAACGGATTGGAGTTCACCCCAACAAAGGCGGCTGCGCCGAAGGACGCAAAGGGCGGCGAGGGCGCGCCACCAGGTGGTGATGGTGTCGACTGGGACCGGTTCTGGCTGCTGGTGAATCGCTTCACGTTCATCTATCCGACGGACACAGCCTACGATCATGAGCTGGGTGACATCGTGAAGATCGAGCACATGCGGCTGATGTTCGGCTCGAAGTACGTGCAGATGTGGCTAGGCAGCGAGAAGCGCCGAGCAGTCAATCTGCAGGATGTCGTATTCGAGCCTGGTGTACCGGAGGTCAAGGGCAAGCTGAACCTGTTTCGCAGTCTCGGTGTCGAGCCGGCCGAGGGTGGATGCGAGAAGCTCCTCGGCTTGCTGTACTTCCTGTGCAACGAGGATGACAAGGTTTTCGACTGGGTGCTCAAGTGGTGTGCGTATCCGCTGCAGCACCTGGGCGCAAAGATGCAGACTGCCGTCGTGATGAGCGGCAAAGAGGGCGCGGGCAAGAATTTGTTCTTCGGTGTGCTCCGACAGATCTACGGCCAGCATGGTGGCGTGATCACACAACGCCAGCTCGAGTCCGACTTCATGGGCTGGCTGTCGGCCAAGCTTTTCATCATCGCGAACGAAGTCGTAAGTCGCGCCGAAATGCGGCATCACGTCGGGTTCCTGCGCAACCTGATCACCGAAGAGGAGATCTGGATCAACCGCAAGAACAAGGACGAACGATGTGAGGCGAATCACTGCAACATCGTGTTCTTCTCCAACGAGCTACAGCCGCTACAGATCAACGCCGACGATCGCCGGTACATGGTCATCAAGACGCCGCCACCCGAAGCGCCGGAGTATTACGCGGCTGTGCGCGATGAGATCGCTGCTGGCGGAGCGCAGGCTCTGCTGCACTACCTGCTCGAGCTCGACCTCGATGACTTCTCGCCGCACACGAAGCCGATCGACACGGTCGCAAAGCGCGATCTGATTGACCTGGGCATGAACGCGCCCCAGCTGCTGTGGCGTGACATACACGAGGGGGAGATCAATCTTCCCTATTGCCCTGCGCTCACCGAGCACGTGTATCGAGTGTTCCTCTCGTGGTGTCGCCGTAACGGCGAGAAGATGCCGGCAAGGATCAACCGCTTCATTCCCGACTTCATGACGCTCAATGGCGTGAGGCGAAAGCGCATGCACGTTCCTGTCATCGAGCGCATGGGCGGTGAGTACCTGGGCCGTGAGGAGCGCCAGTATCGGCAGGTGCTGCTGATGGGTGATCCGAAAGACGGTGAGGACGTCGACGCATGGGTGCGTCGCAGCGTCATCGAGTTCGCCCGAGCGGCGGACGCCTATTGCAAGGAGTCGGGCTCGTGATCTCGACTCGATCCACGTGGCCATCGGTGCGGCGCGGCACCGGTAGAGACTCGCTCGCGTGCGGGTCATGGCGTGTGTTGAACAGGGTGAACAGGGCTGTGGATAACTGCCATGTTCAGCCGAAACGCTCGACGAATCAAAGGCCAGATCAGGGTGAACAGGGCTGACAGGGCTGCCACGCACATGAGCGGGTGCGCGCATGCGTGCCTGCCTGCGTGCGCGGACACGCGTGAGGGCTTGCCGTGCCAGCTCTCTCTTTTACCCCTGTTACCTCTGTTCACCCTGATCAAGGAAAGAGGAATCAACCGCTTATGGATGAACAGGGGGTGATCAGGGTGAACAGGGTAAGCATCAACGATGTCTCGCATCACATGTCGCCAGCAGCCGAGGCTGTTCTGCGTGACTTTGAGGATCGACGCTTGTTCGAGCACCAGCTAGATGCTGCGGTGATCTGGTGCAAAGCTCGAGGGCTCGTGTTGGTCACGGTGGCAGAGGCGGAGGCGCTGAAGAATTCACGGGTCCCTCCTGGCGCCTCTGCATGCGAGGCTAACGACCGCGAAATCTCTCCAGATGTGAAACGTCTATAGGTTGGGTTTGCAATGGGCCAAATCGTCAACAAGCGTGTGCTCGGTGAAATTGTCGGCAAGTCAGATACGGCTCTGACCGAGTGGCAGAACGAAGATCCGCCGATGCCCGTCGTTCGGCGCGGCGGCCCGGGGGTGGCTGGCGAGTATGACACTGAGGCGGTGATCGACTGGATGATCGACCGAGCGATGCGGCGCGCTATGAGAGAGTCGGCAAAGGACAGGCTTGATCGAATTACCGCCGATCTGCGGGAGTTAGAGCTGTACCGGCGTCAAGGACTGCTGGTTGAGACGGCCGGCGTACGCCGTTCGCTTGGCCGCTTGCTCATCGAACTCCGGTCGAGGCTGCTAACGGTCAGCAAGGCTCCGGAGATCCCGGAAAGCGCGCGGGCAGCGGTCGACGAGGGTATTCGGTCGGCGTTGATGGAGATCAGCGAGTATGAACCAAAAGTTCTCGCTTCAGCTTGAATCCCTCTGGGCATGGCTTCTGCCGCTCGTCGCGCCACCGGAGCTAATGTCGCCTGCACAGTGGATCGAGGCGAGTATGCGCTTGCCCGAGACCTCGGCGATCTCCGGTCGCTACTCGCTCAGCGTGACGCCGTACTTGCGCGAGCCGCTCGATGCGCTCAACGATCCGGCTGTGATTGAGGTCTGCGGGATGAAGTCAAGCCAGATCGGGTGGACGATGGGCTTGGTGATGGGCTGGCAAGGCTACACGATCGACCAAGATCCGGCATCGATGATCGTGATGTTCCCCAGGGACAAGACCTGGCGCGACTTCAACCTGGAGAAGTTTGAGCCCGTCGTCGAGGCCTCGCCCGCGCTCTCGGACAAGATCGAGGTCAAGACCCGATCGAAGGACTATCGGCAGGATCACAAGACGTTTCCGGGCGGGTTCATCAAGTTCGTCGGATCGAACAGCACCGGCGGCGTGAAGTCCACCAGTGCGAAGCGGCTGATCGTCGAAGAGCCGGATGACTGCAACGTCAACCTCAAGGGGCAGGGCGACTCGATCGAACTGCTACGCGATCGCGGCAAGACGTACCCGGATGCGAAGATGCTCGTCGGTGGCACGCCGACGATCAAGGGGATCTCGTCGATCGAGGCCGAGATGATGAAGAGCGACCAGCGCTACTGGTACGTGCCGTGCCATCACTGCGGCGAACATGCGCCGCTGGCGTGGGAGCATGTGCGCTGGTCGTCCGATCCCGCGCAGATGCATCCGGTCTACGGGCACGCGCTGCCGGAGACGGCGCGCTATGCCTGTCCGGCGTGCGGCGTGGAGTGGTCGAGCCAAGAGAAAAACGCGAACTGTGCGCGCGGCGAGTGGCGGCCGACGTCGCCGTTCCGCGGTATCAGGGGCTACTACTTCAACGAGTTGATGAGCCCGTTCTCCGCGTCAATGCTCGATCGCCTGGCAGCCCGCTACCTCGAGGCCGTGCACGAGGCCAACACCGGCAACATCGGTCCGTTGATCGCGTTCTGGAATGGCTCGCTCGGGCTGCCCTGGGAGTTCAAGAACGACGTCCCGGAAGAAGACGATCTCAAGCAGCGCGGCAAGGTCTACGCCGAGTTCACCGTGCCGGCCGGCGGGCTGCTGCTGACTGCTGGTATCGACGTGCAGCACGATCGCCTTGCGATCATCATCCGAGCATGGGGCCGCGGCGAGGAGTCTTGGCTGGTGTGGTGGGGGGAGCTCTACGGCAACGTGCTCGAGGGCGAGGTCTGGGAGCAGGCCTGGGCGACGATGTTTGGCCGCACGTTCCGGCACGCCAGCGGTGCCGAGCTGGGCATCCATGCGGCATCGTTTGATGCATCGGACGGCCAGACGGACGATGCGGTTTACAAGAACGTGCGCGAGTTCAACCGCCGGCTGCGGGCTCGGCGCTGCATGGCGGTCAAGGGCGTCGCCACGGATGGCCGGGACATATTCACGAAGCCGCGTGTGATCGAGGTCACCACGCGACACAAGGCGGCGAAGTACGGTCTGCCGATCTACATCGTCGGCACGGCCCGCGCGAAAGATCTGATCTTGGGCGGCGAGGGCGGCGGCCGGATCAAGCTGACCGGCTCTGGGCCTGGTCGGATTCACTGGTACAAGGACGTGAGGCCGGACTACTTCGAGCAGCTGCTCGCCGAGGTCAAAGCGCCTGCGCCAGGCGCGCGCAAAGGCGTCAAGATCTGGCAGAAAAAGGCCGGCAAGCGCAACGAAGCGCTCGATTGCGAGGTCTACGCGCTGCATGGTGCGAGATCGCTGCGGATCGACATCTACTCCGAATCCAAGTGGGCAAGCATCGAGCGGCAGCTGCTGCAGGCGAGCTTGTTCATCGAGCCCGAACAGCCGAGCGAGGATGCGCCTGCAGAGGATGCGACCGAGGACGCCGAGGCCGCGACGACCGCAGCCGAGCCCGATCCAGCTCAAGCAGTGCAGACGCCTGCACCCGGCCCACTTCCCGTGCAACCTAAGCGCCGTGTCCAGATGCCTCGACGCGGCTCGTATTCGATTGGCAACTGGCGATGAGCGAGGTCGAGGAAATGATCAGAGAGCTGACGATTGCCTGCGAGGAAGTGCTCGGCGTCAAGATGACCGACGAGCAGCGCGTCCAGGTGCAGCAGCGGGTCATTCAACACTTCGGCGGCGAGCGGGTCTATGTGCCGAAGCGTGCGCCGTTCGAGATCGGTCGGCTGTCAAGCGTTCGAGATCTCATGGAGCTCGGCATGAGCAGGGCATCGGCATACCGCCGGAGCCGGAAAAAATAGTCTCAGTTTTGCCTTAACTTGAGACGCGCTCGCGGCCAGTATCCTGGTCGTGAGCACCTCGATCCCCACATCAGAGCCGCAAACCCTCCGCGCCGGTGATACCTGGAAATGGCGGCGCGAGGATCTGGCCGCCTACCCGGCGCCGACGTGGGTACTCAAGTATCGATTCAAGAATGCGCAAGGTGGCTTCGAGGTCACCGCTTCTGCTGATGGAGTCAATCATGCGATAACTGTCGCCGCATCCACTACGGCAACCTATGTCGCCGGCACGTACGACTACGTCGCCTGGGTCGCCTACTCCGGCGAGGAATACACGATCGGAAGCGGCCGCATCAAAGTCGAGCCCGATCTTCGAGGCGTCTCTGCAACGGCGGCGCTCGACCTCCGCAGTCCGGCGCGCAAGATCCTCGAGAAGCTCGAAGCAGCCATGCTGGCGCGAGATCCGACGCTGGCTTCCTACTCGATCCAGACTGGCAACGGTTCACGCACGCGCACGTTCTCGACGCTGGCCGAGGTGCGCATCGAGTACGAGCACGTCCGCGCCGAGGTGGCGCGCGAAGATCAGGCTGCATCCATCGCTGCAGGCAAGGGCAACCCGCGCAAGCTGTTCGTGAGGTTCGGGCGTGCCTAACTCGACGATCCGCGCCGATGCTCGCTGGAATGCCAGCGTCGGGCGCTGGGAGCCGAGGCAGCAACGTGCCCAGGCGCCGGCTGCTGCGGCGCCGGTAGCGCCGGTCATAGAAGCGCAGAGATCGGTGCCGACGCCGTCACCCTCGCGCCTGGCGCAACGCATGTACGCAAACGCGCGCATGTCTCGTTTGAACTCGGATTGGAATCCGTCCACATCGTCCGAGGATGCCGAGGTCGCCGCCAGTCTGACCGCGATTCGGAACATGTCGCGCTCACTGGTTCGCGACAATCCCTATGGCCGACGAGCTCGCCGGGTGATCGTGAACAACGTCATCGGCTCTGGCATTGGCTTGCAAGGGCAGGTTATGTCGTCGCGCGGCAATCTTTATGCGGCGGCGAACGACGGTATCGAGAGCGCCTTTCGGCAATGGTCCGAGGCGGAGTTCTGTCACACCGGCGGCAGCCTGCACTTCGCAGACCTCGAGATCCAGGGCATGGGTCAGGTGTTTGAGGCTGGTGAGGTTTTCTTTCGCCAACACTTTCGCCGGTTCGGCCGCTCTCGTGTGCCCTATGCGCTGGAGCTGATCGAGGCCGAGCGAGTCCCGCACGAGTACCAGCCTGACATCTCCCCGCGCGGCGGTGCGATGGTCCGCCTCGGCGTTGAGGTCGATGCCTACCAGCGGCCGATCGCCTACTGGATCCGCAACGGCCATCCCGGCGACATCCGGCCGGCGTACGCATCGACGGCCATGCTCGAGCGCGTCCCTGCCGACGAGATCATTCACCTACGCATCATCAATCGCTGGCCGAGCACGCGCTCGATGCCGTGGATGCACGCGATCATTCAGCGGCTGCGTGACATGGGCGGGTACACCGAGGCCGAGGTCATCGCCGCGCGCGCCGCTGCTTGCTACATGGGTTTTATCGAGTCCGCTGAGCCGCCAGTGGGAGACCACGAAGAGGATGGCCAGCGGCAGATCGAGATCCAGCCCGGCCTGGTCGAGCATTTGAGCCCGGGTGAGAAATTCAATCCCTGGTCGCCGAACCGTCCGAACACCGGCATTGAGGCGTTCATGCGCTTCATGCTGCGCGAGATCGCCGCCGGTGTCGATCTGTCCTACGAGTCCCTGTCCAGGGACTACTCGCAAAGCAACTACAGTAGCTCGCGCCTGGCACTGCTCGATGACCGCGACCTCTGGCGCATGCTCCAGACATGGTTCCTGCGCAACTTTAGGGCGCGCGTGCATCGGATGTGGCTGCAGCAAGCGGTTCTCGCCGGCGCGGTCAGCGGGGTATCGGTGACCGAGTATGCATCGAATCCGGAGAAGTTCGAGCACGCGCGATTCAAAACGCGCGGCTGGTCCTGGGTGGATCCTGCGAAAGAGGTCGCAGCCTACAAAGAGGCGGTCCGCAGCGGCTTCACGACGGTCACCGACACGATCGCGGCGACGGCGGGCGGCCTGGACATCGAGGACATCGTCCAAACCCGCAAGCGCGAGCTCGACATGCTCAAGGACGCCGGCATCACGACGGACACAGATCCGGGCGCGGTCGCCAAATCTCAACCTGCTGCCGCCTCCCCTGGGAAGCCCGATGACGAGGACAAAGAGCCGGACGAAAACGCCGAGCAGAACGAAAACGACGACGAAGCCGATCGCGGCACTCGCGTCGTATCTCTGAACAGAAGGTGACCATGCCAACAAGACGCTTGGAAGACATCAACGAGCTCCTCGCCACCGTGCAGCACCGCGACGCGCAATTCGACCGTGCCAGCGCAAACGAAGAGCAGCGCACGATCGAGGTCGCGTTTTCGTCCGAGGAGCCGGTCGAGCGCTGGTATGGGATGGAGATCCTTTCCCATGCTCGTGACGCCGTCGATCTTTCGCGGCTGTCGTCTGGTCGCGCGAATGTCCTCTTCAACCACAATCGAGACGATTACCTCGGCATCATCGAAACCGCGCGGATCGACAAAGATCGCCGCGGCCGCGCGCTGTTGCGGTTCGGCAGCTCCGATCGTGCGAAGCAGATCTACCGCGATGCCGTCGATGGCATCCTTCCCTCGATCTCGGTCGGCTATCGCGCGCAAGAAGCCAAGCTCACGCGCTCCTCGGAAGAGGATGGTGACGAGTACACCGTCACGCGCTGGCAACCATTCGAAATCTCGTTTGTGACGATCCCCGCTGACGCCAGCGTCGGCGTGGGGCGTTCTGCGAATATCCCCCCGGCGAAAGCCAACAATGTGAAGGAGTTGAAGATGGATCAAGGCAATCAACCGGCGGGGACTGCCGCCGTCGTCACCGACAACAACCCGGCCCATGCCGCTGCAGCTGCTCAACTGAATGCAGCGGGCGCCGCGGCAACGACCGAGCGGATCCTCGCTCTGGACGCCGAGCGCCGGCGCGGCATCGAGAATCTGTGCCGCATGAACAACATCGACGAAAACATGCGCAGCGTCTGGATCTCGTCCGGCGCCAGCATGGCGCAGGTGTCCGACGACATGCTCAAGATTCTCCAGGAGCGGGGCAAGAGCAATCCGCAGTCCGAGGCCAAGCTGGGTCTGTCGGCCCGCGAGGCGGATCGCTACAGCCTTACCCGCGCGATCCTCGCCGTGCACGACGGCAACTGGAATGCGGCCGGCTTCGAAGCGGAGTGCTCGCGCGAGATCGCGAACCGGCTGGGCCGCACGCCCGACCAGCGCAAGTTCTTCGTGCCCTACGAAGTTCAGCAGCGCGCGCTGCCGACGCCGGCCGACCAGATCCCCTACCAGCTCGGCAAGCGCGATCTGACGGTAGCCAGCGCGGCCTCGGCGGGCTACCTGGTGAACACCGCGAACATGGGCTTCATCGAGTTGCTGCGCAATCGCTCGGTGATGTTCAACATGGGCGCGATGCGCTTGTCCGGCCTGCGCGACAGCATCACCATCCCGAAGCAGACCGGCGCGGGCACGGCGATCTGGCTGGCGAACGAAGGCTCGACGATTACCGAGTCGAACCAGACCTTCACGCAGATCGCGGCAACGCCGAAGCACGTCGGCGGCTACACCGAGATCTCGCGCCAGCTGCTGCTGCAGAGCTCGCCCGCGGTCGAGGGCCTGGTCAACCAGGATCTCGCCACCGTCGTCTCGCTCGCGATCGACCTGGCTGGACTGAACGGGTCGGGATCTGGTGGCCAGCCGACTGGCATTTTGAACACGTCCGGCATTGGTGCCGTGACCGGTACGTCGATCGACTACGCCGATATCGTCGAGTTTCAGACCGACGTATTTGCCGGCAACGCCCTGAACGCAGATAGCGGCTATGTGACAACCGGTGCTGTTGCTGGCCTGCTCAAGACCCGGGTCAAGTTCTCCTCGACAGCGTCCCCGATCTGGGATGGTCGCCTCGACATGGCCAACGTCGACGGCCATCGCGGCATGGCATCGAATCAGATGCCTGCGGCCACGATGATCTTCGGCGACTTCGGCCAGGTCGTGGTTTGCGAGTGGGGTGTGCTCGAGGTCGAGGTCAATCCCTTCGCGAACTTTCAGGCCGGCATCATCGGCGTGCGCGCGATTGCGGCGATCGACATCATCGTCCGCTACCCGACCGCGTTCTCGGCGGCCTCTTCGATCACCTAAGCCGGCGGCGGCGCATCACCCTCGCCGGCCCAAGTGGCCGGCGGCTGGTAAACCAACAGGAGCAGTCAGATGAATGGCGTACAAAACATGCAGGGCAACGCGCTGCCGGAGATCATCCGGATGCGCGCGTTGAAAGGGTTTCGCGGACAGGTGGATGGCCAGTGGGGCGTGGTTGCTCCCGGCGATATCGTGGACGTCTCGCGCGAGCTGGCAATGACGCTCCGCTACGGACAGAAGGCCGTGATGGTCGAGCCGAGCACGGAAAAGAAGCGTGCTGCAGGCCCGTGGATTCCGGAGCGGAAGAAACACCCGCAGGCGAACCCTCAAGCAGCACAGGTGGCGGCGCTGACGGATGCCGTGGTGGCGCTGCAGGCCGCAGTGCAGACGCAAAGCAAAGCGCTCGAAGCGCTGCTCGCCGGTAGGAAGTAACCGGCGGCGCCGGGTTCGCTAACGCAAACGTAAAGGGGACTGAAATGCTGGGAAATCAAGGGCAGGCGTGCGAGGTAGTGGCTTTCCTTGCGCCGCAGTCTGCAGCCAACACGGCCGCGGCTACCAGTGCATGGATCGATTGCCGCAAGTACGAAGGCGATCTGTGCTTCACCGTCTACACCGGCGCTGTCGCGGCGGGCTCGATCACGTGGACGTTCGAGCACGCCACCGACAACTCGGGCACAGGCGGCGAGGCCATCGTGCCGACCGGCGGCGCGCTTACGGCGGTGACGACCTCGAATGATCCGCTCGTGCAGAAATGCGTGATCCCGGCCAGCGCGGTGCGGGGCTTCGTTCGCGTTGTCGGCACTGTCGTCACCGGCGCTGCGCTCGTGGCTGTGTCGATGCTGGCTCATCCGAAGTACGTGTAAGCAGGGGCTCCGCTATGACTGTGCGACTACTAAAAGCTGTTCTCGTCGATGGGGTAGAGCAGGCGGCCGGAACCGTTCTCACCAGATCCGCAGGCATCGAGGCGGAATGGGTCTCGTACGGCATAGCGGAATCGCTTTCATATGAGGCGTTCTCTGCGCTCCCGATTGGGCGCGCAGAGTATGCGCTAGATGCTGCGGGCAACATCATAGGCATGATCGGATCGAACGGGCGACCGATCATGCTTGCGGGCGCTTTCGATGTTCGCGCGTTCGGCGCTAAATGTGATGGTCTGGCCGTGTATGACGCGACGGCTACCGACTCGGCCACTTCGACGATCACATCTGCAAGCGCATCGTTCCGAGCTTCGGACATTGGAAAATCGTGCGCAATAGTGCCGTACAACGACACGGGCATGACGTCTCGATGGGGCACGATCACCAACGTTACGAGCGCAACCGTATGCACAACCTCTTTGAGTGGCACGCCTGGCGCAATTACAGGCGCGACCTTCGTGTATGGGACTGACGACTCTGCGGCGATCACTGCAGCGCTAGCGGCGGCAAAAGTCGCGAATGGCACCGTACGATTCCCCGTAGGAATTACTTGCACGACGACTTCACATCGACAGCCAACCGGAACGACTGTCGAGGGGTCAGCGCACTATCCTTCTGGCGGTAAGGCAAAAGATTTTCGGCACCGCGGAAGTTGCTTGGTGTTGATGCGGAACATCACAGCGCAAACGCCATCCTCGATGTGGACTATGGGTGACACCAGCTTCACCAACCCACAAGGCGCAACGCTAAGAAGCATGGTTCTTGACTGTATGAACCTATCAAACAGGAACCTTGACGCTTCCGGCCTACCCGGTGGTTCGCGTACAAACCACGTCTATAACTGCACCATAATTCGTGGACAGGGGGTAGTGTATCAATCCGGGCCAACCGGGGTGGCACAAAACAACTGTTTCATCGGATCAAACCAGAATCATGTGTGCGAACTGGAGGGTGACGTTCGGTTTATTTCAAACATCGTGACAGGAGCCGGAAACGGGTTCTTTGGTGTGAGAACAAACAGTAGCGATGACACGCTCATTATGGGCAACCACATATGGAAGGACGCCACCGCGTCCACCATGCTAGGTGGTGCCATATTGATTTCGCAATCTTTGGCTGCGGTTGCGGGCTCTGTAGCGGTTATCGGAAACAAAATGGACGTGAGTTATGGGCCGCACATTCGAGTGGCAGTGACCGGCACGTCGATTCTACGCGGACTGAACATTGTCGGGAATATCGGCTTTCAGAACGACTCTGTGCCCGATGACACCTACCCGTACATTGACATTGATGTGGCGGCTGGTGCGTCCATACGTGGCTTGGTGATCCAGGGAAACATTGGGCGAGGTAGTTGGAGCGACCCTACGCAAGCGGAGTACACCTACTTCATCGACGGTGCTGGCATCGCTGGAAACGTATACGGCGCTATTGTCGGGGGCAACTTTATCGACAACTGCGGCGGAATGTTTTTGTCATTCACGCCTGACCACGATCACGGCAACATCACGATGGCAGGCGTCGGCACCACGCAAGTAAAAAGCACGACGACCTAATGCCAAACGACCTCACCGCCTTCTTCAACTCCGCCGACGACTTCACCGTTGAAGCGTCCCTCAACGGCGGCACGCCCTTCCCGGTGCTGTTCGATGCGCCGTTCGCGGATTCTTTGGGGGTGGCGAGTGTATTGCCGTCGGCGACTTGTCGCAGTGCAGACGTCGCGACTGCCACGTTGACCTCGACGATGCTCATCAACTCGGTGACATACCGGGTAGCAGCGATCGAGCCCGATGGCAGCGGCGTTACTGTGCTGCGGCTGCACCGGACTTGATGCCATGGCCGCGCATATCGCAAAGCAGGTCATCGACGCGATCGGGGCTGCGATCGTGGCCGGAGCGACGGCAGCGGGATCTCGTGTGTACGTGGGTCGGATCACACCCGTGCCGCAAGCGGATCTGCCCGCGGTCACTGTCAACGGCGGGGATGAGCAGATCGAGCAGCTCACCGCTCGAGCGCCGCATCAGCAGCATCGCGTCATCCAAATAGACGTCGCCGTGCACGTGAAAGCGCTGGATGCCTACGACACCAATGCCTATCTGCTGCTGCAACAAGTCGAGCACGTCATCGCCGCAATCCCGACGGCCGGCGGCAAGGCGAGAAACCTGCGCCTGACCGAAGTCAGCTGGGAGCGTGTCGCGGACGCGGAGCAGCCGATTGTGCGGGCCACGCTCGGCCTGTCGGCCGATGTTTACGTAATGAATAACGCGGTCGATGTGCCGCTCGCTTAAGGAGATCTGATCATGCCCGCACCGATTCTCATGCTCGACACGACTGTCGAGATTCAAAAAACGCTGGGAAGCGCGATCACCATTACCGGGATCACGAAGGCGTCTCCCGGTGTTGCCACGGCAACAGCCCACGGCTTGAGCAACGGCGCCGTCGGCATTCTGTCCGTGACGGGGATGATCGAGCTCAACCAGCGGATGGTACGAATCGCATCCGTGGCCACCAATACGTTCGCGCTCGAGGGCATCGACACCACGAACTTCACCACATTCGTTTCGGGCACATTCACGCCGATTACGGCGTTCGATACGTTCGCCAACGTGACCGGGATCTCGATCCCTGAGCCGCAGCCGAATCGCAAGGACGCGACCACGGTCAATCTCACGTTCAAAAAGGAAATCTTCGGCCTCGACGACGCGCTGGTAGCCACACTCAATGTGCAGTCCGATCCGAAAGATGTCGCGATCGTCAACGTGCGTGCGGCATCCAAGGCCAAGGCGACGCGCGGATTCCGAATCACGCTGCAGGATGACACGATCCTGTTGATGAACTGCTACGTCGCTGGCGGTCGGGGCCTCGATGGCCAGGTGGGCGCGATTGCCACCGGCCAGGTGAACCTCACCTTGGCAGCCGAAGAGCAGTACCTGTGAGCGACGCGAGCAGCCTGGTCGAGCGCATCCGTCAGCAGCGCTCGATCAAAGTGCCGGTGGGTCGGTGGATGTTTCACGCCCGCCGGCCGACCGACATCGAGGCGGGAGAGCTGTATCGCGAGCGCGCCACGTCCGGCGCAATGGCGATTCGATTCGTCTCGGGATGGGAAGGCCTTCGCATGCTCGACCTGGTCGGCGGCGAAGACGAGACGCCCGTCGAGTTCGATCGCGCAGTGTGGGAGGAGTGGGTGGTCGATCAGCCGGACGTCTACAAGGCGATCGGCGACAAGATCATGGAAGCCTATCTCGAGCACGCTGATCGGCAGAAGACCGACCGAAAAAACTGATGGTCTGGCTTGAGCGCAGTGCGTTGCGAGCGCGCGCCAAGAATCTCAAGCCAGCCACGCTCAATGCGTCCAATGAGCTCGCGATGAGGATATGGGGTGTCACAGGCGGTATCGATTGGACAGCGCTTCCGCTGCTCGTCGAGTTTCATGGTGTCACCGATGTCGAGCGCTTGCTCGATGCCCTACTGGCCCGGCACGAATACGAGATCAGGAGATCGCAGCAGTGATCACGGTCGACCTCCGCGGTGACTTGAGCGTAGCTCTGCGCGCCGTCGACAGCCTGGACGCGGCGGTGAAGGGTCGAGCGACTGCAAGGGCGCTCAATCGCGCGGCGACGACGGTGCGCGCGGATGCTCGCAAGGAGATCCGAAAGCGCTGGAATGTCGCGGCGTCGCGCGTGAACAAGATCATCCAGATACGGCAGGCCTCGTCAGGCAGGCTCGAGGCGCTCGTGTACGCCAAGGATCGCCGCTTGGCTCTGTCTGCGTTCGGGGCGAACAAGGGCAAGAAGGGAAATGTGACGGTAAAGGTGTTGCGAGGCGGGGCGCGCAGGCAGGTGAAGGGAAACCCGAATCTGCCGGGAAAGCCGTTCGTCGCGGAGCTGCGCACAGGGCATGTCGGCATATTTCAAAGGACGTCGGCAAATCGTCCCTATGGCCGGCCGACCATGAAAGAGCTGTTCTCCGTGTCTATCCCTAGCGGGCTGGTCAACCGCAAGATAAGCGAGATCTTGCGCCGAGTGGCTGCTCGGCGGTTCAACGAAGAGCTGGCGCGCGAGTTGAGATTCCGCGCAGGGAGATCATCGGGTGGCTGAGACCGTCGAAACCAGGTTCCTCCTCACTGCTCAGAACCGCGCCAGTGCGGCAATCGGTGCGGTGCGTGACGATATAGATCGTGCCTCGCGTTCGGTAGTGGCCTTCCGTGGTGCGCTTGCTACTCTGGGCGTTGGTGCCTCTGCGGCAATCTTCTCGGCACAGGCGAAGGGTGCGATCGACCTGGCCGACCAGCTGGACGATCTGGCGCAGCGTACCGGTATCGCGGTCGATAGCCTGTCGGTGTTGCGGTTCGCTGCCCAGTTCGCCGGCGTCAGTTTCGACGAGCTGCAGACATCCTTGCGGTTCTACAACTCGCGCGTGGCGGATGCGGCGGGCGGCAACAAAGAGGCGCTTTCTTCGTTCGAGCGGCTCGGGCTGAGCCAGCAAGATGTGCAAGCCGGGCTGAGCGACAGCGAAGGGCTGCTGCGAAAGGTCTTCGACCAGTTCGAGAAGTACGCCGAGGGTGCAGGCCGATCCGCATTGGCGTCCGACATTTTCGGCTCTCGCAACGAGAAGATGGCGCAGCTGCTCGCGATCGGTAGTCGGGGGCTAGCCGATCAGCGCAAGGAGCTTGAGGAGTACGGCGCGCTGATCGGGCCGGAGTTCGCGGCGCGTGCAGCTGAGTTCAATGACAACCTGGATCGCCTGGCGACACTGAGCGGGGCTGCCGGCATTGCTTTGGCCGAGCGTCTTCTCCCGCAGTTGAATAAGGTGGTGGACGCTTTTATCAAAGCGAAGCGTGAAGGGGAAGGATTGCCAGGCGCGCTTCAGCGCGCAATCCAGGTCGGTACGGTTGGCACGGATCAACAGATCTCCGATCGACGGCTAGTGGGCCTTACGGATGACTTGCTGAAGCAAGAGCGAATCGTCGCTGAAGCAAGAGCAAATGCGGAGCGGCCGAACCAGCAGGCTCGCTCTTTGATGCAGCGGAGATATCAGCTGGAGGTCGTCGAGCTTAAGAGGCTGCAGGCAGAGATTCAAACGACGCTCACGTTCCGCAAGCAGCTCGATGGAGAAGCGCAGGCGGCTGCGGCTGGCTCGGCGCGGCCGCCTGGTGTGCAGCCGCCTTCCAAGCCTACAGCGGGCGCCGGCGGGGCCGACCAGGGCCAGGCCTTTCTCGAGACTCTACGCAAGCGGCTGACGGCGATCGAGCAAGACGAGTTCGCGGTGCTGCGGCTGGAGGCGGCGCAGAAGAAGGTCGCCGCTTCGGCGGAGCCATTGATCCGGCAGCTGCAGACCGAAACGGAATTCCGCAAGGAACTGGCGGAGGCGCGGCAGCGCGATGAGCAAGCCGGCCTGGCCGAGATCGAGCGTCGTCGTGGGCTGGTGCTCGGAGTGGCCGACTATGTTCAAGAGCTCGATCAAGAGACGCGGCTTATGCGCCTCTCGAACGAGGAGCGCTTGATTCAGATCCAGCTCCTGCGGCTGGAAGCGGCCGGTGTGGAGCGCAGCAGCGCGGCCTTCGCGGCGGCATCCGAGACGATCACGCGCTCGGTCAACGTCAATGCGGCGGCCAAGATCTTCGAAGAGACGCGCACGCCGGTGGAGCGGTTCAAGACCGAGTTCGAGCGACTCGGCGAGCTGCTGCAGTCTGGTTCCCTGGACTGGGACACCTACGGGCGGGCAGTCGACCAGGCTCGCGAACGGCTGCAGAGCACGCAGAAGGCGACTGGCGATACAAAGTCTGCGGCCGAGGAGCTTGGGCTGACATTCGCCAGCGCTGCCGAGGATGCGCTGGTCAAGTGGGAAGGGTTTGGCAACTTCTTCAAGGGCCTCGAGCAGGATTTGATTCGCATCGGCACGCGCAAGCTGCTCACAGAGCCGTTGACGAATGCGCTCGGCGGATTGTTCAAGGGCGGTGGTAGCGGGGGCGGGATAGTGGATGGCTTCCTAAAGTTCATCGGCGCGCGGGCTATGGGCGGGGCAGTCGGCGCGGGTATGCCGTACCTCGTTGGTGAAAGTGGTCCTGAGCTCTTCGTGCCTGGCGCAAGCGGCTCGGTGGTCCCGAATAACAGGCTGGGTCGGGGAGCGCCTTCGGTGGTGATCAATCAACACTTTGCGCAAGGCACATCACGCGAGACGGTAATGCAGGCCGCGTTGCAGGCCGGCCGCGCTGTGCAAACGGCAATGAGGCGTAACGGATGAGCTTCGTCGAATCGCCGCGTTTCCCTGATGGCATCGGATACCGCACGGTCGGCGGGCCTGGGTTCCGCACGACCGTGATCCCGACACAAAGCGGCCGCGAGTACCGCAACAAAAAGTGGTCGCAGGCGCGGCGGCGCTACGACGTCACGCATGCAGCCAAGCTGCGTGAGGAGATCGAGGAGCTCTATGCGTTCTTCTACGCCGTAGGTGAGGGGCGCGCGAACGGCTTTCGGTTCCGTGATGTGTCCGACTTCGATGCCACGGCCAGTGAAGGCGTGCTCGGCGCGGGATTCGGCAGCGGTGTGCCGACCTATCAGCTGAAGAAGCGCTACACGGCTGGGGCGCTGGTCCACGATCGAGATATCAGCAAGCCGGTCTCCGGCAGTGTAGTCGTGTACCGCAATGCCTCGCCGGTAACCGTGGGCGCTGGAGCAGGGCAGATCTCGATCGCCACGGCGACCGGCATCATCACTTTCGTGGCGGATGTTTCCCGGGCGATCAGCGGCCATACGCCAGGCGCCTCACACGTGTTCACGACGGCTTCCGACATCACCGGGCTGATCATCGGCAGCCGCGTGTACCTCTCGGGCATCACAGGCACCGCAGCGGCCACGCTGAACGGCGCATCACACGAGATCACCGGCAAGAGCGGCGCGGGTCCCTACACCTGGACGATCGCCGCGGTGACGACCGGGCTGACGGCAAGCGGCGGCACGGCGGAGAAGTATCCCCAGGTGGGCGATCTTCTGACCTGGTCGGGTGAGTTCGATGTGCCGG